GGAAATCGCAAAGGCAGAGGGGTCACTCAGTAAAAAAGTCGAGTTTATGACGAAGTATTGCAACGTCAAACAAAACTCGTCTCAGGCTTGGCTACCTACTCACGAAATCAATAAATGCACGGGCGACGTTTTGAATCTGGGCGACTTCGCAAAACATTATTGTGTATTGGGAATAGACCTCTCACGAACGACAGACTTAACGGCTGCTTGCGTAGTCATTCAGAGGGGCGTCGATTTATACGTGTTCGCTCACTTTTGGTTGCCAGCCGAGAAGATAGAAGAGGCGAGCGTTCGAGATTCGCTCCCTTACAAGATTTACATTGAGCGTGGTTTCTTATCACCATCAGGAGACAACGTCGTCGATTATAACGACTGTTTTAATTGGTGTAAGCAATTAGTCGAGAAATACAAACTTTATCCCGTACAGGTCGGCTACGACAAATATAACGCTAACTATTTAACATCAGCCTTGAAAGAGTACGGGTTCCATTGTGACGACGTCGTTCAGGGCTTTAATTTATCACCCGTTATTCTTGAGACCGAGGGCATTATCAAGGACGGGCGACTACACATAGGAGACAACGACCTTTTAAAGGTGCATTTATTAGACACGGCGCTAAAGTTCAGCGCTGAAAAAGAACGTTGTCGAATTGTCAAACTCAACAACAAGGCACACATCGACGGCGTGGCGTCGCTCTTATGCGCTATGACCGTAAGGCAGAAATGGTGGAATGAGTACGGCAAGCGACTAACTAATGAAAGGAGAATTTAAATGGGCTTAAAAGAATGGCTATTCGGTGAAGAAAAAGACCAGCCGAAAGTGCTCAAACAGACGAATGACTTTGAGTTCCTAACCAAGCGTAACGGCGTCGACATTCGATACTATAACCACGCTTACGAGAACGCAATAGTTCGTTCAGCGGTCGAGACTAAGGCTCAGCACATTTCAAAGTTAAAAGTCGAGTTGCAAGGCTCAGCTAAGCCAAAACTAAAGAACAGGCTCCGCCACTATCCTAACTCATTTATGACGTGGCCACAGTTCTTAGCGAGATGTTCGACCATATTAGACCTAACGAATAATTTATTCATTATTCCAGTCAAGAACGATAATCTTGAGACCATCGGTTTTTTCCCGGTATTACCTGAGAAAGTAAAACTAGTAGAAGATAAGAAAGGTCACTACTGGCTGAAATACAAGTTCGAGCGTGGTAAGTATGGGGCTGCTAGATTCGACGAGTGCGCTTACTTGGTTAAACATCAATACAAGTCTGATCTATTCGGCGAAGATAACGACGCATTAAGGCCGACAATGGATTTAATCGCCGTCCAAGAGGCAAGCATTAAGAACGCCGTTGAAAATAGTAATAATTACAGGTTTATTGCTAACGTTGGGAACTTTACAGACCCTGAGGACTTAGCCGAGGAGCGTAAGAGGTTCACGGAATACAACCTCAAGGGCGAGAACACCGACGGCGTGTTATTATTCCCGAATACATACTCAGACGTTAAGGAACTGACTAACAAGTATTACACAGTAGACACCGAACAGATGTCTTTCATTAAAGAGAACGTGTTCGACTACTTTGGAATCAATGAGGACGTAATTCAAGGCAAGGCCACGAGCGAACAGTTAGACGCTTTCTTCAATTTAGCAATAGAGCCGTTCGCCATCGCATTAAGTGAGGCACTCTCAAGGGCTATTTATACCGACGATGAAAGAGCCTATGGAAACCACGTCTATGTTAATGCTAACCGTCTCCAGTATATGAGCGTAAGCGAGAAAGTTAATATGGCTCAACAGTTGGGAGACCGTGGAGTATTAACAATTAACGAAATAAGAGAGTTATTTAACTACGCTCCTATCGAGAACGGCGACGTGGCCGTCATTCGTGGCGAGTATTACGCCGTTAATGAGAAACTTGGAGAACAAACCGAGCCAACAGAAAAGCCCGCAGAAACGGCGGAAAACGGCTCAGAAAGTGAGGAACAAAACAATGAGTAAATTAGACAAGATAATGGAAAAGGTATCTAGTGGCGAAATGCAATACAGAGACCTCGTTTTATCAGTAAGAGAAGAAAGCGAAACTCCTGATCATATCGTCGAAGGTTACGCCAGCACCTACAACGAACCATATTACCTTTACAGAGTTAAGGCTCCTGATGGATATACTATCGAAGTAAGAGAAGAAGTCGACCGTCACGCATTCGACGAGACCAAGATGGACGACGTGATACTACAATATAATCACGAAGGACGAGTGTTCGCTCGTATTTCCAACGGAACATTAAAGTTAAACAAGGAAGACCCAAAAGGTCTTTTTATTTCCGCTGACTTAGGCGGAACAGAAATCGGCCGTCAGTTATATGAAGAAATAAAGGGCGGTTATACAAACAAGATGTCGTTCGGTTTCACCATTGATCAGGCTAGCGAATTAAGGGAAATCGAAAGCGATAACGACGCCGATGAAACTTGGGTTTATACCATTGAAAAAATCGGCCGTCTGTATGACGTTTCAGCCGTCAGTCTACCTCAAAACGATTTCACCTCGATTAGTGCTAGAGCGTACGGAAACGGAGTGATTTCCGCACGTGTAACGGAGAGATTACACCAGCACGAAGAAAAGGTCGAAAGAGCTAAGAGAATTGAAGAACTGACAAAGCTGATAGAAAGCGAGGACTAATGGAAATTAGAGAAATGGACTTAGAGCAAGTCGAAACTCGCTTAAACGAAGTCAAGGACTTGCTCAACGTTGACGGTTCCGACCTTAATGCACTCGAAACAGAGATAAGGGCTTTAAAGGATAGAAAAGCCGAAATCAAGGCCGAAATCGAAGAACGCAAAAAGGAAGTCGAGGAAGTAATCGACACAGGCGTAGAAGTACGCTCATTCAAGGAAACAGAAAGGAAAACAAATATGGAAATCAGAAATTCACAGGAATATATCAACGCTTACGCTGAATATATTAAGACAGGCGACGACAGAGCTTGCCGTGCTTTATTAACTGAAAACGCAGCCGCTGGAACTGTTCCAGTTCCTGAACTGGTAGAAAACAGAGTCAGAACCGCTTGGGAACGTGAGCAGATTATGGCTCTCGTTAGAAAGTCTTACTTAAAGGGCAACTTAAAGGTTGGCTTTGAAATCAGCTCAGACGGTGCCGTAATTCATACCGAAGGCGGAGACGCTATCGACCCTGAAAACTTAGTTTTAGGCGTAGTTAATTTAGTACCTCAGTCAATTAAGAAGGTCATTCAGATTAGTGACGAAGTCTACGATATGAGAGGCGAAGAGTTCTTAAACTACATCTATGACGAACTGACATACCAGATCGCTAAGAAGGCAGCCGACACATTAATCGGCAAAATCGTTGATTCACCAGCAACAAGCACCGCAAACGCTCCAGCCGTTCCAAAGGTAGTAGCTGCCACAATTGGTTTAGACACTATCGCTCAGGCTATCGCTCTGTTAAGTGACGAAGCACAGAACCCTGTAATCGTTATGAATAAGGCAACTTGGGCAGCATTCAAGGCCGTTCAGTATGCCGCACAGTACGCCGTAGACCCATTCGAAGGCTTAACAGTTGTATTCAACAACTCATTGAAGTCATTCGCAGAAGCAAGTGGCGCAACTCAGCCATACGCTATCGTTGGTGACTTTGATATGGGTGCTTTAGCAAACTTCCCAGCAGGTGACGACATTCAGTTCAAGTTCGATGAAAATACTTTAAAGAAACAGGATTTAATCGAAATCTTAGGCCGTGAATACGTTGCTCTCGGTGTAGTAGCACCTAACGCATTCGTAAAAATTGCAAAGGCTTAGTAAATGAAACAAGGCTCAGGAGCGATTCTGAGCCTTTTAGAGAGGTGAAAAAATGGCAGATACAACAATACTCGGAAAAGTAAAACTGACGTTGAGAGTTGTTACTGACGACTTTGACGAGGAAATATCGGACTTAATTGACTCAGCACAGGAAGACTTAAAAACGGCTGGGGTTATCATTCCCGAACCGATAGACGAACTCGTGCTGATGGCGGTTAAGACTTACGTTCGAGCTCACTTCGGAAATCCTGAAAACTATGAAAGACTGAAAGCCAGTTACGACGAACAAAAGGCTCAGCTTTCAATGAGATCAGGATATACAAAATGGGCTAATGGATAGAAGTTCGGTCATTTATTTAGTCAGTAACAACAAAACGCAGAACGAGTTAGGAATATGGGTCGACAACTTAACAGAAAGAAAGGTCTTCGCTGAAGTTAGTTCGGTAGGTCAGTCGGAATGGTTCGAGGGCGGTCGTAATGGCCTAAACCCTGAATATCGTTTCCGAATGTTCGCTTATGACTACAATGGCGAGTCGCTGGTCAAGTATAACGGAGTCACTTACTCCATTTACCGAACCTACGTCGACCGCAACGAGTTAATAGAGTTATACGCCGAGAAACGAGAGGGCGTATGAAGTCACTCCAGCAACAAATGGCCAGCATAATAAACGAGTACGGCGAGGAACTGAGAGACGTCGTCATAAACGCCACTAACACGACCGCAAAAGATACTGTGAAATATCTTAAAAGCGTAAGCCCGAAAAGAACGGGTGGTTATGCTAAAGGGTGGACGGTAACTAAGAGCGTGTCAAACTGGAAAGGCGTCGAGGCGACTGTATATAACAAGACAAAACCTGGGCTCACTCATTTATTAAACGACGGCCACGCTAAGAGAGGTGGCGGACGTACACAAGGCGACGGCCACGCTGACAGGGCGGACGAGTACGCACAAGAAAAGTTATTCAATGAGGTGGTAAAACAATTATGACGAGATTACAAATAGCGCAATTAATCGAGAGCTTTGGACTTCCCTCTACTTATTATTCATTTCCAACTGATAAAGCTCCGAGTTTGCCTTATGTGATTTATTACTATCCTGATCGTGACGACGTGATGGCGGATAACTCAAACTATGTAAAAGTAGAAACGCTTAGAATTGAACTCTATACAGACACGAAAGACTTAACTCTCGAGGATAATATCGAGAGCCTGTTACCATTTCCATACTCGAAAGAGTCCTTATACATCGACTCGGAAAAGATGTATGAAACCATTTATGAAAGCGAGGTAATCATTAATGGCTAATAAAATCCATTATGGCATAACTAATGTTTATTACGCCGTAGTCACCGAAACTCTCGGAACAAATGGCCAGTATACTGAATCATACGCCACACCTAAGAGATTAATCGGTGCTCGTTCTATCTCACTCAGTCCATCACAGGAAACTGTCAACTTCGCAGCCGATAACGACGCTAACTACTACACAGATAACATCTTTAGCGGTTACGAGGGTAACTTAGTTCTTGCTACTCTGAGCGACGAC